AACGGTGACGCCGATACAGGCTGTCACACATGAATTGCTGCATGCCGAGCACGAGTTGCTGCAAGCCGAGAGTGCAGTCGAATACGCGACTTCGCTGGTGACCTACAACAAGAACCGAGTCAAGCGTCTCAAGGCGTACTTGGGCAAGACTGAGGAGCCGACATGATCGAGTTCACTATCCTTGAGTTGACGCTACTCGTTCTGTGCGTTGGCCTGTTTATCTACGGCTTTCAGCAGAACAGACGCATGAATCACTTCGGTGCGCTCATTGGCGCTATGTGCCGCGATAGACGCTTGTACGATGAACTGTGCAAAGAAATACACGAGCGAGACAGGGAGGTAGCATGACTGAAGAACGCCCAAAATTAACAGTGATCCCATCATCTAACCAAAAAGCAATGGGGCAAGACCTGATGGATAAATTGCGTGATGTTATCAACGCGCCCGAGTATGACCACATGGCTACTGCAACTGTAATAGGCGTACTAGAAATGACAAAACTGCATTATTGGCAATGTAATTTAACAGAGGATTGATATGACTAAAGACACAGGTGGACCAGCGTTTCCAAGCGAAACTGGAAATATTTGGTACGACAAAGGCATGAGCCTGCGCGACTACTTTGCGGCCAAGGCGATGCAATCGTATGTTGCCCATAATCAGGCGTATGACTTTGACGATATAGCTGCAATGGCTTACCGAACAGCAGACGCCATGCTGAAAGCGAGGCAAGCATGAAATCAGTGTGCGATACGGGCAGCACTCTCTGCCCTCACGAGCCTCAGTGCCACCACCTCTGTCACTTCACGGATGCGGGGTTGGAGGAGATGGAAACCCGCAAGGTCAAGCCGTACCCAGAAGTACCCGCCGACATCGAGCCAGTGCCAGAAACTTGGCACACCATTGGCGTGTGGATGATAGGTGGAATCATGGCGGTGCTGGCAGTGATCTTATTGGGGCTGTTCTTTACTGGCCTTTGGGTTTGGAGCTTACTGATATGAACACAGACAACACAGGACTTTTCAAGATACGCACCCCACCCCCGCCTGTTGGTGGCTACCGCATGGGGGATGACGATGAGTTTGGAGGTTGGATTCTTTTCAACTTACCAAAGAAGCCCTGCTGGGCGCACCGCATGGGTGTGCGTCTGGTGCTTGGCTGGAAGTGGGTGGACGCATGAAAACAGTAATTGAGATGGCGCGTGAGGCTGGGGGCTACCTTGCAGAACTGCCCAATGGTGATGCTTGGTTGTTTGACGATGCGGAACAGATGGAACGCTTCGCAGCCCTTGTTCGTGCCGAGGCGCAAGCCGAAGAGCGTGAGGCGTGTGCGAAGGTGTGTGATGCTTGGCAAGAATGGGGTACAGATGGTGCGCTACTTGCCAAGGCCATACGAGCAAGGGGGGACACATGAACGAAGCTGACGAAGAACTGGCCCGACAGGCATGGACGGAGAACGATTGGGACGGGCATGTAGACATACCCAAACTCATTCAACTTGTCCGTGCTGATGAGCGTGAGGCGTGTGCGAAGGTCGCAGAGCAATTTGAGCCTGACGAAAAGACCAGCTATGTGACCTACGCTTCTACCGCCATCCGAGCAAGGGGGGACACATGACCCGCGAAGACATCATCCGCATGGCAGACGCATCAGGGTTGTCGTATTACGGCATGGGCAAGGACAGGGAGCGATTCATTGCTCACCTCCAGCGATTTGCCGACCTTGTCGCAGACTCAGACCGTTGGGCGATTCTTGAATTAGTTGACAGCTACGCAAAGAACAACACGGACTTGGCAGCAGCCATCCGAGCAAGGGGGAACACATGACCGACCAAAAGAAACTTATAGACGGCTTGGTGGAAGACCTACTCGAAGTGATTCACCAATATGACGGCTCAATGCACTTGGCGACCGCGATTGGCTGTGTGGAGTTTGTTAAACAGCAACTTATTGATGAAGCAAATGAGGACGAGCATGACTAAAGACGAAGCACTGAAGCTGGCGCTTGAGGCGTTGGAGGGGGTTTTAGATAATTCTCCAAAAGTGCTGGATGCGTCTATTTCGGGCGGCTTGTATGAGGTGGTTCAATGCCGAGATGCCATCACCGCCATCAAAGAAGCCTTGGACGAGTGTGATGAAGATGAACTCATCATTCGATACCACGAAATGACAATCAAAAGGCTGGAAAAACGCATTGAAGAATTGACGGTACAGCCAACATCGGGAGACTATGCGTTGGGCTATGCAGAAGGGTTCAATGATGCCTGTAAGCCAAAGCCAGCAAAAGAGGCTGTGGCGTGGGAGCAGTTTCATGAGCACATGGCTGGCTCGTTTTATACACATCCACCACAGCGCACATGGGTAGGGCTGACAGATGAGGAGATTGCAGATTGCGCTGAAAAAATGGAAGCATCAGACCCGACCGATAGTTTTTGGCGTGAATTTTTTAGAGGCATTGAAGCCAAACTCAAGGAGAAGAACACATGACCAAAGACGAAGCACTACAGATGTGTCTTGAATACATTGAAATAAATGCACATGAGCGTAGGTGTGTTCGGTGGGCGATTAAAGATGCTTTGGCAGAGCCAGTGCAGTCGGTGCAGGAGCCTGAGTGGTATCACGGCGTAGACCAACATGGATGTAATCGCTTTTATCACAAGACAGAAGTGCGGCCAACAGAATTTAGTACGCCCCTGTACACCACCCCGCCCCTGCCAGTGCAGGAGCGCAACTTCTGCCCGAGGTGCGGCAAGCGCACTGCTGACCTGACCACGATTCACACATGCACGCCACCACAGAGCCAATGGGTAAATCTGACGGTGGACGAACTCATTGATCTTGAGCATAAACATTTGCGTCACGAAGATTTAGTCCAAGCCATCAAAGCCAAGCTCAAGGAAAATAACACATGAACTGCCCGACTTGTAACGCGTGGACACAGATCAATGACACACGCAACAGGGGTGACCACATGGTGCGCCGCCGCGAGTGCGCGAATGGGCACAAGTTCAACACCGAAGAACGCGCAGTGGTAAAGAAGCCCAAGGAGAGCAAAGATGAAGCTGAACATTTGGCACATCGTGCCACTTAACGATTTACGAGACCACGAAGAAAGTGTAGACTGCTGGTGCCAGCCCGAATTACTTGATGACGATTATGCAGATTGCGTGTACCTGCATCCAGCAATGGATGGTCGTGAGGCGTTCGAGTCAGGTGAGAGAAAAATGTCCTAACTACTAATTGGAGAGATGATGCAACAACTAGAGCTATTTCCAGAAGCGCACGCAGCGCAACCAAGCCTTCGCCAAGTCGGTGGAGATCACTACAAGAAGCTCGCGGTTCAGCCGTGGGATGTCGTTGACACTTGGCCCATCGAGCAACAGATCGGGTACTACCGAGGCGGCGCTCTTAAATACATCATGAGACTTGGAAGCAAAGATGACAGCACTCAAGAAGCTAACAAAGGCTTGCACTACCTTGAAAAACTCGTTGAGTGCCTTCGTCGGCAAAAGGAAGAAAGCCATGGGTAAAACATCAATAATCGACACCAGTGCAGCCGATCACATGATTGGCACAAGTGTGTTCGGACAGGCACTCAGCGGCGGCACCATCACAGGTTCGCAGAATGCAGCTATGCAGAGCGCAGCGTATAACGCCATGCTGCAAAACGTACATACTACGTCAAATCCAAACATGCTTACTGGAGCTACTAGCTGGAAAGACCGTGAGCGCAGCGCGCCCAGTGTCGGTATCAATATCGAACGCGCATCGAACGGATACATCATTCGCTCAAACGGATCGAGCATATTAGCGATGACGCTGGAAGATGTGCAGCAGCATGTCACGGCCATAGTCGTTAGCAATCTAGTCATGGAGTGAGGTGAGTAATGGACATTCTCACAGTAGACTTCGAGACTTACTACGACAAGGACTACTCCCTGTCCAAGATGCAGACTGATGCGTACATCAACGACGCGCAGTTTGAAATCATTGGCGTTGCAGTCGTCAAGAACGATGAACCTGCTGTGTGGTTTAGCGGTTCGGACACTGAGACCATCGGCTGGCTACATAGCAACTACGACTGGGAAAACTGCGCTGTGCGCTGCCAGAACACTTTGTTCGACGGGTACATCCTGACGCAGCACTGCGGCATCAAGCCCAAGCTGTGGATGGATACCCTCGGCCAAGGGCGGATGCTGCTGCCGTACCTGACATCGCACTCACTGGCTAACCTCGTCAAGCAGTACAACCTGCCGGACAAGGGCACTGCCGTAGTCAAGGCTCTGGGCAAACGCCGTGCGGACTTTAATCCCACGGAATTAGCGGAGTACGCCGAGTACTGCAAGCATGACGCATGGCTGTGCAAAGAGTTGGGTGCGAAGTTCGATCCGTTCACACCGCCGCTGGCTATGAAGCTGATCGACATGACTGTGCGTATGTTCACAGAGCCCATGCTGATCGGCGACCAAGCCAAGATGAAGCAGCTGTATGACGACGAGGTAAAGCGCAAAGCAGACCTGCTGCTCAGGGCCGAGACCAACCGCGAGATCATCATGTCCAACGACAAGTTCGCCGAAGCGTTGCTGGCACTGGGTGTTACCCCGCCGATGAAGCAGAGTAAGGCCAACCCTGAGAAGGAGACCTACGCGTTTGCCAAAAGCGACAAGGACTTCACCGACCTGCAAGAGCATGACGACCCTGATGTGCAAGCACTGGTAGCAGCACGCCTTGGCGTCAAGACCACCATCGCAGAGACACGGGCACTGAAGTTTCTTGAGACAGCCAAGCGCGGCCCCCTGCCGGTGTACCTCAACTTCTGGGGCGCTAAGACCACTGGGCGCTACTCAGGCGGAAACAGCATCAACTGGCAAAACGTCCCTGCTCGTGGCCCGTCCGCTGGCCTACGTCAAGCCTTGCTGGCTCCGGCTGGGCACACTGTGCTGGTGGGCGACTCGTCGAACATCGAGTTGCGTACTGTG